TATACCAATTAAAAGGCTTTTCATATTTTCTAAAAGCTCTAACTGGTTTTCTAGTTCTAGCGTCATAACCAATTACTGGATCTTGCGTATAAATTTTAAACTTTGTCATTTTCAAAAGTTAGTTTAGGTTTATAAACTACAACAGACTTAGAAAGTCTTGATTGCTTTTTATAAACTTTTTTAATTTCTTTTTTAATTGGTTCTACTCTTTTGATGTCCCATTTAGGTTCATCAACCATTACAAAGTTTTGAAATTTAATAGACATTGTTACCTCCTATAACCAATGCGGTACCATAAAGAATACCGCATTAATAAATAATATTAAAATAAATAACCAACTAGGAATCATTTTGTTCCTCCTTAAAATCAATTTGTGAAATATGAAAAACTGGATAAGAACGAAAACCATTTTCTAATTGATTTGTTTTTTTATTTATTTCTTGCTCAACAAATCTTGATAATCTAGCAACGCATTTAGAACCTTTACGAACTTGACCGCCAAGTTTTCTAGCTTGATTAAAAGTTAAAAAGCCACCTGTTAAACCAGATGATTTTAATATTTCTGCATTTCTTTCTGAATATGCTTCTTTAGTATAAAAGTTATAAAACATAATTTTCCTTTCAGTTAAAATTATAAATTTAATATAATCATTTTGACTATATTGTAAAGTAAAAAAGTTGCAAAAAATAAAAAAACTGATAAAAAAAAATATCATTGTATTAACTTTTCTCCGTAGCCTCTGTTTTTCCCAAATTTCAGAGGCTTTTTTATGAGAATGAATGAATCTATATTACAACAGCAAATAGTTCTTTATTTAGAACATAAAAAATTATATTATCAATTTAGATATTGGCACACTCCTAATGAAGGAAAGAGAAAAGTCTGGTATCTAAAGAAACTAAAAAAAATGGGAATGAAAAGCGGAGTACCAGATTTAATATTAGAATTTCCACAAAGTAAATTTGTTTACTGTGAAATTAAAATGCCAAAAGGTAGATTAAGCACAGCACAAAAACTTTGGAAAGTTAATTCAGAAATATATGGAACTCCATTTCATGTGATTAAAGGCACTTACGAGGAGTGCAAAAAACAAATAGATGATATTTTTATAGATTATGAATACGCAAGAATTAGATAAACTTACAAAATATTATATGGGAATAATCCAAGAAAATAATTTAATGTTTAAGGATTATCAATTAAAATGTTGGCAACAAGCCTACAAAGATATGGAGAAAAAAAATGGCGAAAATTTGGAAGATGGGAATAAGTCCTGATAATTTTATAAGTGATACACAAGACCTAACAAACGAGGAGTTAGGCGTTTATTTTAGATTATTATGTTATGCTTGGAAGAAAGAAGCATATTTACCTAAAGATCTTGAAAGATTAAAACGAATAGGACAAAACTGTGAAGATAAAATAATTAATTATTTATTAGAAACTTTTTTTATAGAAAATGATCAAGGTTTTTATTGTAAAGCTCAAAAAGAAGAATTTGATTGGGTTGTAGAAAAATCTGAAAAAGCAAAAGAATCTGCTGAAAGAAGATGGAATAAACAAAGCGAACGCATAAGCGAACGCAATGCTAATTATAGTCATAGTTATAATAAAAATAAATACATTGATGATTTGTTTGAATCTATTTGGCAATCTATAAAAGTTAAACGAGGAACTAAAGCTAATGGATTAAAAGCATTTAAGAAAATATTTAAAAATAAAGAAGTACCAGAAAAAGATTTTATTATTAAACAGTTTAATCTTAAATGTGATACAGTTTCAGATAAGCAATATATTCCTCATTTTAGCACTTGGTTAAATTCTGAAGGTTGGACAGAAGAATTAACTAGCGAAGAAAAACAAGAATTTAAAATAGATAATCGTAATCCTTTTAAAAATTTACCTTTATGGAAAAAAGGTATTAAAACTTTAAACGATAGTGATTTAGATATTTTAAAAGCCTATAAAGATGGTTTATTAGAAAAAAATCATATTGAAAAACTAAATATTAGTCTACAATGAGGTATGACTGATGAAATTAGAAAGTTTTTTATGACTATCCAAGATGATACAGGGTATTGTGCTATTATACAAATAAGCGGATTTAAAACACAAGAAGAAGCTGACAAGTATATTTATGATAATTATCAAGCTATCACTGGAGAAGTTTTAACAGAAAGGACAACAGTACATTGAAAATTCAAGAAATAGATATTGATAAAATAATTCCATATATCAATAACCCTAGAAAAAACTTAAATTCAGATAAGGTCGCTAGTTCTATAAAAGAGTTTGGTTTTCAACAGCCAATAGTTGTAGATAAGGATATGTCAATAATCGTAGGACATACTCGCTACGAGGCGGCAAAAAAATTAGATTTAAAAACTGTACCTGTCGTTATAGCAGATCTACCGCCCCTCAAAGCTAAAGCATATAGAATAGCTGATAATAAATTAAATGAAGGATCTAAATGGGATTATAATTTATTAAATTTAGAATTTACAGATTTGTTAGACAATCATTATGAAATTGAAAATTTAGGTTTTGATAATAAAGAATTAGAAAATTTTATTGTAAATAATGAAAACTTTTCTCCAGAAGATGTTTCTTCACAAGGTTTAATTGATCAAGATACAAAAGTAATTTGCAAAGAGTGTGGACAACAAATTAATAAATAAAGATTTATATATAGATTATTGTTCTTATAAAGCATCTGAATATTCAGTTTATAAATGGCATTATTCAAAAAGTATGCCATCTGGAAAATTAGTTAGATTTGGAGTATGGGAAAAAGGAAAATTTGTTGGAAGTGTAATTTTTGGTACAGGTGCAAATATGAATATGAGTAAAATAGTAAAATTATTAAATTATGAAGTTTGCGAATTAGTAAGAGTAGCACTAGATAAACATAAAAACCCAGTATCAAAAATAGTTTCTTATTGTTTAAAAAAAATAAAAAAAGATTTTCCAAATTTAAAAGCAATTATTTCTTATGCAGACCCAAGACAAAATCATACAGGTAAAATATATCAAGCAATGAATTGGTTATATTTAGGTATAACCTTACCAGCTATTCATTTTGAAAAAAATGGTAAATTTTACCATAGTAGAACTATAAACCAGCAAAGAAGGGATAATAAAAATTTTGATATGTCTCAATTTACAAGAATTAAAACTAATAAGCATAAGTATATTTATTTGTTTGATAAAAGTTTAATTATTCATATTAAAGATAAAATAACAAAATATCCATGCGTAAGCTCTAGCGAGAACGGGTAGCCTTACTTAGTTTGGCGGTGCAACTCCGACCCTTACGCTCCATTTTCTTATAGTAAAAAGATAAAATTATGATTATAATTAAGAAACCGACACTCTCGGTATAAGAGGATTACCTTATGGCAAAAAAAAAATACGATTTAGACGTAAAACAAATAGAAAATTTAGCAAGATTTGGTTGTACAAACATAGAAATAGCACAGTTTTTTGGTTGTGATGAAAGCACTATTAGAAAAGGATATTCCGAATTTCTTACAAAAGGGAGAGCAACACAAAAATTAAGATTAAGACAACTACAATGGAAGTCTGCTGAAAGTGGTAATGTTACTATGCAAATATGGTTAGGTAAACAAATATTAGGGCAATCAGAAACTCCTATTGCTGATGACAATGAGCCACTTGCATGGTCTGTTGATTAGTGCCACTTACAAAACCACAAAAAGAAGTTATAACCTGTGAGAAACGCTTTCGTGTTCTTATAAGCGGAAGGCGATTTGGGAAAACCTTTTTAGCTATTAACGAGCTTGCAAAGTTTGGCAGATTTCCAAATAAAAAAGTCTGGTATGTTTCTCCTAGTTATAGACAATCTAAGAATATTTGTTGGAATATGCTTAAAGATAGAATTATTAAGCATAAATGGGCTAAAAAGATTAATGAAGCTGATTTATCTATTGTATTAAAAAATAATACTATCATACAATTAAAGGGAGCTGATAATGAGCAATCACTTCGTGGAGTAGGTTTAGATTTTATAGTATTAGACGAATTTGCAGATATTAAACCTCAAGCATGGTATGAAGTTTTAAGACCGACATTGTCAGATACAGGTGGACACGCTTTATTTTGCGGAAGTCCTAAAGGCTTCAATTTTGCTTATGATTTATATACAAGACAAGATCCAGAATGGGCAAGTTTTAAATATACGACACTAGAAGGCGGTCAAGTAAGCCAAGAAGAAATAGAACAAGCCAAAAATGACTTAGATGAACGAACCTTTCAACAGGAATATTTAGCTACTTTTGTTAATTATGCTGGTATTATTTACTATAACTTTGATAGAAATACGCATATCATAGATAGTTATGAAAGAAATTCTAAGGTCATTCATATTGGCATGGATTTTAATATTGACCCTATGGTGGCTGTTGTAAGTGAAAAGGTTAATAATGATTTAATAATTTATGATGAAATTCAAATTTGGAGTTCAAATACAGACGAAATGGTGCAAGAAATAAAATCACGATATAAAGATAAGCATATAATTGTTTATCCAGACCCAGCGTCAAGACAACGCAAAACATCTGCTGGTGGTTTTACAGATTTAGCTATTTTAAAAAATGCTGGTTTTGAAGTTAAAGCTAGATCACAACACCCTTTAATTAGAGATAGAATAAACGCTGTTAATTCTAAACTTAAAAATGCTAATGGAATGTCAAGTCTATTTATAACAAAATCTTGTAAAAACTTAATTAAGAGTTTAGAAAGACAGATATACAAAGAGGGAACAAGTGTTCCAGACAAAGATAGTGGCTTTGATCATTTTAACGATGCTCTTGGCTATCTAGTAGAGTATTTATTTCCTTTGCGTAGAGAGTTTAAACCAAGCGAACCAACTAGGTGGAGTTAGATGGCAAATTATACAAGGGAATTTTTAACTGCTAAACATACAGATTATGAAGATAATCTAAAGCATTGGAATTTTCACTATAGATCTTACTTAGGCGGAGATGATTTCTCCAATGGTTATTTTTTAAATAGATATATCTTAGAACAAGATGATGAGTACATAAAACGTATTGATTTTACTCCACTAGACAATCATTGTCGTAATGTCGTTCAGATATATTCTAGTTTTTTATTTAGAGTTCCTCCCAGCAGAGATTATGGCTCAATGAATGGTGATCCACAACTTGAGTCATTTCTCAAAGACGCAGATTTAGATGGTAAATCTTTTCATAATGTTATTAAAGATATGCAACAACACGCATCTGTTTATGGTTCTTGTTGGGCATTAATAGATAAGCCAACAACTATTACAAAAACTAGAGCAGAAGAATTACAACAAGACATACGACCATATATCTCAATCTATACTCCAGAGAATGTTACAAACTGGAGATATGAAAGATTATCTAATGGCAGATACTTTTTAACATCTTTAACTATTATTGAAGATATAAACGAAGAACAAGCAATCGTAAAAGTTTGGACTCCAGAAGATATTACTACTTACCGAGTAGATGAATATATGAAACAATTTGCTAGTTCTAAACCTGTTAAGATTGACGAACAACCAAATGCTTTAGGAGAAATACCGGCTGTTGTTTTATATAATCAAAAGTCTATGCGTAGAGCTATAGGAATTAGTGATTTATCTGATGTTGCAGAGTTACAACAAAGTATTTACAATGATTATTCAGAGATTGAACAGTTAATTAGATTATCTAACCACCCTAGTTTAGTTAAAACACCTAATGTTGAAGCGTCTGCTGGTGCTGGTTCTA